CTACAAAATCAATTCTTAAACAAAATGGTGCATCCAAATAGTTAGCAAATCCAGAAGTTGCTGCGGCACCAATGATTGCTTCGATAAAGTTTCCCATTGAATATGGTTCATTGACAGTAAATTTTAATGTTGTTCCTAGCGCCACTCCTGTATTTGGATTAGGTGCAAGAACAGCATCTAGTTCTAAATCTTCTATAAAGTATTCTGCATGACCGTTGCCTTCTACTTCGTCAAAAACTTGATACCTTTTATCATAGATGCCGCCGGCGCTTTTGATTACATATGTTTGAAATCCGCCGCCGTCTCTATATTGCGATGGCGAGTTATATTCTGCAGAACTTAAAATTCCTAAGGTAATAATATAATTGTAACTAATAAATTCTCTTAACGGATTAGGAATTTTACTTCTCGAAGCACCAGATCCAGATAATCCAGCAACATAGTTAGTTGCCGAAACATCATCAAACTGTCCTAACGGGCTTGGTTCTGATAAAAATGAATTATTAAAAAATTGGTCAAATTCTGAAACATTTGCTAAAGACTCGGCCATTTGTCTTATAGCATCATATCTTTCGCCAATTGGTTGTGTTAGTTCTGCTAATGGTCTTGTAACAACTTGTACAGTTCTATCTAAAATTTTAGATAGCTCAGGAGCCTTACTTGTTATGCTTTGTACAGCAGAACTAATTGTAGGACTTAATGCTGATGCTGCAACTGGTCCTAATGTTGCATTTGCTAAACCGCTGGCTGCGGCTGATAAAATGTTTCCGGTTGATAATGAGTTTGGATTTGATATAGCACTAATTGCTGTTGTTACTGCATTTAAATTTAATCCGCCTGTCGGAATGCCGAGTGTTGCTGCGGCTTGCGATGCAGCTCTTACTCCGGTATCAAGTACATTTTGATTTTGCCAACCTCGAGAGTTTCCTGATATACCTTCAATTAACCTTGCAGTTTGTTGTACATTTCCAAAAATTTGTTCTGCTTGAGAAGAAACAGTTGATGCTTGGTTTAAAACACGATTACTTCCAGGAACAATTTTATTCACTTGACTGGTTAATGAATAAACTGATCTAAAAGTATTTGGTAATGTAGAATTATTAGCAACAGCACTGATTACGCCGCCTGCGCTTCTTATGTTTGTAATAGACCCGGCTAAATTTCCAGCATTATTTGTGATACTACTAACAGTAGTTGCTATTCTACCAATATCTTTTTGTGATTTTGAAAAATCTGATAACGCAGAACTAATATTTCCTAAAGATCCCAATGATCTATTAGCCGACGAAACCGACCTTGCTATGTCACTTAATGGATTAGTAAACCGAAATGCCATTTATTAATATCCTAGTCTCTCTCGTAATAGTTTTCCTTGTGGTAAGTAAATTCTTGTTCCAGATGTAAAATCAAAAATAGGATCTTTGATTATATTTGGATTGCGCTGTGCAAAGACCCACCACAATTCTTTTTTTCCATACAAGTCAAATGCTAAAAGATCAGGACGACGATTATATGCTGGTGTAATTTCATATAACACATCATCTCCTGCCATAGGAATTGGTTGTGGTTTAAAAAGGTCTAAGTATCCTGAAACATTTTTTGGTGTTTTAGCATAAGGACTTAAATTTGCTGGCATTATACCCACCCCTCAGGCGATCCAATATGCTGTCCGTTAGCATATTCATTTAAACTAAATTTAGCATGACTTCTTCTTGCGTATTGTGGCTGACATGTTACTGTAAATATTCCCTGCATCGGAACATAGTTTATTTCTCCGTTTACTTCGCATTCAATATAATCAACATCTTGCGGCATGTCAGTTGTAAAGTTTGTAATAACAACAGGAATATTATTTAAAACATGAGGTCCGTATCCATTTAATCTTGCAACTAATGGTGGATTTCCCAGTGGGACACTATTGCCATAAAACATTTTTGTCATGGTGCGTAAATAATGAAGTGCTGCTACCCAATACTTTGCATCTCTTTCACTTTCTTGTATAAACTCACCTGTAATTGTTATATTGTCTATTATACTATTCTCATAGGCATAAAAAGGATGATTGGTATGAGTTGGTTGTACCGCAGAATAACTTGCTGAATGTCCTAAAAGTATAGTAGGATTAAACGGAAATATTAATTTTCCTGCTTCTGTTAGAGGTTGCAAAACACTTGCTTCTGCAATTTGTCTCGGCACACTTAAACTTACACGCCAATCGTGTATTTCGTCTTCTCTTGCATTTTCTCCAACCCTTGCTGTAACTAAACTTCTTGTTTGTGGTGCAGCATCAGCACCTACACCTTGAGCAGCATTTTGCGCCATTCTGTTTGCAGTTCCAACTTGTTCAGGGTTAGTTGCACGTTGCGCATTTAGATAATTGTCCATCCATCTTGAACGACCTGGTTCATCTGCAACGTTAGCATTGTCTGTATAATCTACCATAACTCATTGATCTCCAATAGTATTTAGTTGACAAATTTAACTACGTATATTATAATAAATACATTAACTTGGAGAACATTTAATGCGTAAGCGAAATTACCTTAACAATAAGGACATACTATCAGAGATACACAAGTCAAAAAATACTTTTAACAGTTACGTAGAAAAAGAATACGCCGACTATGACATTATTTTAGACAGCGTAGATAAAATAAACATTAGAACTATTGCAGAAGCAAAACGCAACAAAGCAAAACGTCTTTCAACCGAAGATTATGAACGCAGACGTATGGCAGGTGAGCGTGTTAAGCAAGCAGATTGCGAAATCGATTACAAAAAGATTACAAAAGAAGAGTTAATTTTCCGTGTAATGATGTTTGACCACATTCCAGAAGAGCCAGGTCGTAAAAAGAATCCTAAAACAGAAGCAGATCGTAAAACAAAACTTAATTTTCCGCCTTTCCAACACTATAAGTTTAATGACGACGGAGAACTTGTATGTGTAGGCAAGAGTCACTGGATTGGAGGCATGGAAAATGGACATTTTTCAAAGGACCATGGCAAGGCTACTAATAATCTTGCAATGATGTGGATGAAATTGTGCGATCGTTATGCGACACGAGGCAATGTACGTGGATACACCTACAATGACGAAATGAGAGGACAAGCAATACTACAACTTGCACAGATTGGACTACAATTTGACGAATCTAAGTCACAAAACCCATTTGCATACTACACAGCAGCAGTTACAAACAGTTTTGTACGTGTTATCAACATTGAAAAACGCAATCAAAACATTAGAGACGACATCCTCGAAATGAACGACCTAAATCCAAGTTATACAAGACAACACGCAGGAGAATGGGAAGCGGCTGTACGCAGAAACGAAGAAGCAAGTGCTTCGCCATATTCAGAGAAATAGTGGTTGACAGGTGTATAATTACATAGTATACTTTTACAAGTATATATGGAGGATCACGTTTGTTTAAGAAAGCCGCGGTGTTTACGGACATCCATTTTGGCCTAAAAGGCAACAGTCGTATACACAATGACGACTGTGAAGAGTTTATAGACTGGTTTATCGAGCAAGCCCAAGAAAATAACTGCGAAACTGCAATTTTTTGTGGTGACTGGCATCATAACCGAAACAGTTTAAACTTAACAACCATGGATGCAACTATTCGCAGCATGGAAAAACTAGGTGCTGCCTTTGAACAGTGCTTAATGTTTGTTGGCAACCACGACTTGTACTATAAAGATAAGCGTGATGTAAGTTCGACTGAGTTTGCAAGACACATTCCGGGTATTACAGTTGTAGATAAAATACTAGAAAAAGACGATGTAGCACTTGTTCCTTGGTTAGTTGGTGACGAATGGAAGAAAATTGGTAAAATTAAATCTAAATATCTTTTTGGTCACTTCGAACTTCCTAGTTTCTATATGAACGCTATGGTACAAATGCCAGATCACGGTGATCTTCGATCTGAACACTTTGTACATCAAGACTATGTGTTTTCAGGACACTTCCATAAGCGTCAGAAACAAGGTAAAATTCATTACATAGGTAATGCATTTCCACACAACTATGCAGATGCATGGGATGATGAGCGTGGGATGATGATACTTGATAAAGAAAATGGCAAAGAACCGGAATATCTTAACTGGTGGAATTGTCCTAAGTATCGAACTGTTAAACTTAGCCAATTGCTCGACGAAACAGACAAACTCATTAAGCCTAAAATGTATCTAAGAGTAACATTAGACTTACCTGTTAGTTACGAAGAAGCAAATTTCCTCAAAGAAACGTTTATTAAGCAATATGGTTGTAGAGAAATTACCCTTATTCCACTAAAACAAATTGAAGAAATTAGTACAGACTTAGATATTGCACAATTTGAAAGTGTTGATCAGATAGTAGCAAGTGAAATTGCAGAACTTGACACTGAAAACTTTGATAAAAAGATGCTATTAGACATCTATAATGGATTAGAAAATCACGCATGATTAAAATTAAGGATTTAACCGTAAAAAACTTCATGAGTGTGGGCAATCAAACCCAGGCTGTTGACTTTGGTAAGGAACAGCTCACTCTAGTGCTTGGCGAAAACTTAGACCAAGGAGGTGACGATTCCGGATCCCGTAACGGTACAGGCAAAACAACGATAATCAATGCATTGTCATACGCACTGTACGGTCAAGCACTGACTAACATCAAAAGGAATAATCTTATTAACAAGACCAATTCCAAAGGTATGTTAGTCACCCTTCACTTCGAAAAAGATGGAGTAGATTATAGGATTGAACGAGGACGTTCTCCTAATATACTTAAATTTTTCGTCAATGAGCAAGAACAAGAACTAATAGATGAATCGCAAGGTGACAGTCGCAAGACACAGGAATCTATTAACGACTTGTTAGGCATGAGCCATGACATGTTTAAACACATTGTAGCACTTAACACATACTCAGAACCATTCTTAAGTATGCGTACAAATGATCAACGTGCTATTATTGAACAGTTGCTCGGTATTACTATACTAAGTGAGAAAGCAGAACTACTTAAAGAACAAATTAAAACAACTAAAGATGCTATTACTGAAGAAACACTTAAATTAGAAGCAATACAAACAGCAAATTCAAAGATTGAACAAAGTATTGAAACACTTATTGGTAGGCAACGTGCATGGAAATCTGCACAACAACAAACTATTGAAAAATTAGAAAAAGGTATTAACGAGTTAGAACAATTAGACATTGATAAAGAACTAGAAAGCCATGAAAAACTTGTAAATTGGACTGAAATGAACAATGCTATTTTGGCTCTTAATAAAGAAAAAAGCACATTAGAGAGTGCATTACTACGTGCAACAAGTTCTGTTGAAAAGGCAGAAAAAGATATATCAAATCTCGAAGATGCTACTTGTTATACTTGTGGACAGCCATTACATGACGATAAAAAACAAGAAATTCAGTCAAGAAAAGCCAAAGAACTAAACGATGCAATGGCTTATCAAGCAGAAGTTGGTGGTAAACTACAAGAAGTATTAAATGGCCTAGAAGATATAGGTGATATTAACGGCAAACCTACTACATTCTATGAAACTGCTAAAGAAGCATACGAACATAGAAACAACGTAGATAACTTAAAACAAACACTGATAAGTAAACAGCAAGAAGAAGACCCATATCAGATACAAATTGATGATCTAAACAATACTGCTATCCAAGAAATCAACTGGGATACTGTTAATCAACTTACTTCGTTTAGAGAACATCAAGAATTTTTATTAAAACTTCTTACAAATAAAGATTCTTACATACGTAAGAAGATTATTGACCAAAATCTTGCATATCTAAATAACAGGCTCACATATTATCTTGATAAATTAGGCTTACCACATCAAGTACTATTTCAAAACGACTTAAATGTCGAAATTACCCAACTAGGACAGGATTTAGACTTTGATAACCTATCACGTGGCGAACGTAATAGGCTTATACTTGGTTTAAGTTTTGCATTCCGTGATGTTTGGGAAAGTCTATACCAGAACATCAACTTGTTATTCATTGACGAGCTAATTGATAGTGGTATGGACACTGCTGGTGTTGAAAACTCACTAGGAATCTTGAAAAAGATGGGTAGAGAGCGTGATAAAAACATTTATTTGATCAGTCATAAAGACGAACTTGTTGGTCGAGTTAATCACGTATTAAAAGTTGTTAAAGAAAACGGTTTTACAAGTTACGCCAATGACATAGATTTTATTGAAGAATGATTGATTTTATAATTTTTGGCATTGTAGATAATGCTATAATGATACTAGGTGCTATGACAGGGCTATCTGTCGAAAAATACTTACCGCCATCGTTCCAAAAAGGTATTGGAACAGTGTTTGGAGCAGGTATTGGTAACGCTCTAAGCGATTTCTTAGGTGGTGCCAGTACAGCAAGTTGGGATTTAGCATTTGGCACAGCACTAGGATGTATAATAGGACTAGCATTTATACCTTTGTTTAATATAGTAGTGAAAAAGTATAATGACCGATGATACACATGACCAACTAGCACAGGCTTACTTAGAATACTTTCGTGCTAACGAAGTTTTTGAACGGCGTAACAGTGTAAGAACGCATCGCTACGTTAGAAAGTGCTTGCGTGATATAAGAACGCTGGCTAAAGAACGTTCAGAAGAAATACATCTTAAGCACATGGCCAAAAAAGAGGCAGAGAAAAAAGGCAATTCATAAGTACTTCATGCAATGGACTTATGAAGGGAAAACAATTGATACCATACCTGACGAATATGAAGGGTTTGTTTACCTTATAACAAATAAGACCACTGGGCAAAAATACATAGGCAAAAAACTATCAAGGTTTAAGACCACAAAGCCACCACTTAAAGGCAAAAAGAACAAGCGACGAGGCTACAAAGAGTCAGACTGGAAAGACTACTGGGGTAGTTCAGATAGACTACAAGCAGACGTAGACAAGTTAGGCCCAGAAAACTTCACAAGAGAAATCCTGTACCTATGTAAAGGCAGGGGCGAAATGTCCTACATCGAGGCAAGAGAGCAATTTGACCGCCGTGTATTAGAGAGCGACGAGTATTACAATGGAATTATTAATGTTAGAGTTGGCGGTTCCGACAAATTGCGCAAGGCATTGCTAGAACATAGCATCAAGGCAAAACAATCCAACACATAAGGTTGGCGGGCCAGTTCGAAAATACCGCTGTGGAA